CCGTGATGGCGCACCTCGTCGTTGACTCTATGGCATTATTACATGCGATTCATAAAACTGTCAAGGCTCTTGGTCTCCAAAAGGAGCAAACAGTCATCTCCAGCAACATAAAGCTTGTGAAGACATTAATGGGTCATGGTCTTTAGGACATAACTATACAAAAGATAGACGCGAAGGGTGTTCCCCAAAGTAGTCCGCAAAGTTGATCCCGAGAAAACAGTTCCTTTCAGTCTTCCTTTAAACATGCGTTGGCGTGTTCCTGGATAGAGAGCATAATAATGTGCATCAGTAGTGAGTGCATATGCCTCGAAGCAATCCTTCTCTGTCTGGGACCAGATTTGTTCTGTCATCAGCCTGTCTTCTAACAGTTCTAAGAGCTATACGTCAACACACTTGATTAACCAATCCCATTAGCGGGAATCATGTTATGATCCATCCATACTGATAAATACAGGGTTCTCAAATTTCTGGTAATCCCTAAAGATCTGTGCCGTGAGTTATTCAGTGGTCCTGGTAGGACAGAACCATTTAAACTCCTGTGCAAGCTGTGGCATAAGATTTGCATTGATAAAACCCATCCACCATTTGTACTCAGAAGGTGGATTAAAAATCAGACGAGCTCTCACTTCGGATGGCTTGTCGTAGCAAGCTTCTTCTTTCTTCAACATCGCTTCCAGCTATGGAACCTTCTACCATTTAGAATGGTCTACACGGAGCTTTCCAACTCTATACAACTATTTATTCTTCTTGGGCTGTTGATCTAAGTATTACTGGCGAGACACAGTGTTCAATGGTCTGAGCATAAGCCTGGTGCACCACTCAGCAACATTATTATTAGCAAATTTGACAAATCTATCTCTCATCTTGAATGTCCAGCCATGTTGGGGGGCCAAATGCCTGTTGATAAGCGCATGATACAGGGAAATCTCATTCTATTCTACAAAAACTGGTTCAGTGCAACCAGGGTATCCTTTTAAACCTGGATTGTAGATCTACCTATTGTTAGGTTTTTAGAAGTCTGCCAAATGTTCAAGGAATTGGGCTGCTGTACACACTTCACCAGACCCAAGATAGAACTTAATTCCTCCGTTTGTAAACTTACAAGGCTTGTTAGGTCTCTTACTAAGGTCATGTGGATGACAATATTCGGTTAGGGGCTTGGTAATAGCTCCTCCTTCTATGGGCTAATTCTTTTAATGTCCCTTGCTGCCATAGCGCTGGCTACCATATACGATATTACTATCCCTATGGGGCATCCTGCCGTACCTAGATGACTAAATGCATTATTTCAAGGGCACTCTACCATATTTCTCGGACTTGAGGAATTTCGGCAAATATGTCTTCCAACCTTAATCTTCATTCTTCTCTACTGCCTTCTCTTCTTCAACTAAGGCTATTTATTTACCTTTCTCTCCAGACTATTGATCCATTGATCCGGTGACTATTGAAGATACAGATTCCATTTCTGGCGTTTCAAAGAGCGCATGATTTAACTTAGATTAAGTCTATCCGCTAGTAACATGTTTAAATTAAGGTTTTTAGACTACAGGGCCTGTAGCAAGCGAGAGTTCAGATTCCCCACCTCTCAATTCAAGGGATGTGTCGAGGGACTCAAGCCTTGTTGTCTTAACTAATCCAGTGTTAGATTATTTACATTCCTCCTTCTTAGAAACACGTTCCAATCCAGTTTTTGTATTTTTATTAGCAGTCTGTTCTTAGAGCTCCAACTAGACAAAGTCATCAAAACCAAACATCTGTGTAGTAGGTCTATTCAGGTCTGAGGTCTTTGGTTAGTCCTCCTTATTCTTACCTTCTTTCTAGGTTCCTCTGATTTTCTAAACAACATCTAGTGCTTTCTTTCCTCCAGCTTTCACGGCTGCATTCAAATTATCTCTGGCAGCTTCAATTTTGGGGACAGTAGCATCCCAACTCCTTCTAGCAACATACCCAGCCATCGCCGCGGCCACAAACATTATTGAGTAGACAATTTCTCTAGGAATCGTCAACTCTAACAGCCATTAGCCGAGATAGTACACACCAAGGGTCATGGCAGTAGATGAGTAGGTAGAACTAGCAATGAATCTACCAAAATAAAGGAAATTGAGGGTGGACAATATTATCCCAGGCCAAAAATAGGTCTCAATTATCGATTTCTCTACTACTTATTTGTATCCAATCATGTAGTATGTGCGAGTAAGGGCTTCACCATACCATGTATTCGAAGCAACACGATACTCTGCATAGGGGTCAGATTTAAACAATGCAACAAAGGATGACCACCCTTCAAACCCCCAGTCAAAACCTGGGATATTAGAAAGGTAACTACGCTTCTTACAGTCAAAAGCCTAAATCAAATAATCATACATCTAGTGTTCAGGAACAGCCAGAATTACACGACAAGGGTTCAAGCCATTATCTGCCATGGCAGTAATAGTACGTCCCATCTCTTACAAAGACATATTGGCATAATCAGCAACGTCTGAAAGTTTAAGGACATCAGCGGTCGGTTTACCGTAACAAGAAGGGAAAGAAGTGAAAAGTAAGACGACA